CCCAGCCATTTTACTGTTTTTCAGAACAGCTCCGGCAATCAACTCAACCTCGCCTTTCTTTACAGCTCCCGGTGCGGACATATCCGGCAAATAGGTTTTAAGCATCTTTGATCCATCTACAGAAATTCCATGGAAAGCATCTAGTCCAAGCTTGGCAGCATAGATATCAGATGTTCCATAGTGAGTAGAATCCGGTGTGGAAGTTGCTACAACATCCTCTGTCGCAGATCCGTTGTAATATTCTCCGGCATCCATAAGCAGGATTCCGTTATAGGTCTCTACTGTTCTTCCAAAATCATCTTTCGAACGGTCATAATATCCGGCTCTACGCGCTGCAGATCTGATCTTTGTGAGCATTTTATTATTCATCATAAGCACATCCGGTTTTGCTGCTAAAAGTGCAAGAAAAGTATCCAGCTCGTCTAAAAATGCATTGTAGTTGCTGTCAAGCATTGCAGACGTAGACACATCAATATCCGTAGTCATCTCTGTGGATTTTCCGGAAAGAATCTTTTTCAGTCCATCAAACGTGTTCGGAACATACCCCACTCCACTTGATGCAGACGTTCCGTTGATAACAAGGTTGTGGAAGTAGTTCGCTCCCGCTTTTGTTTTCTGCTTAATCTGGAAGTCCATCTCATTGATCGCACCGGACGTCTGTGCAATTACACGATCGATCTCGAATGATCCTCCGAGAATAACAGGACTTGCAGTCTGTTTTGTTCTCTTTGCCTCGTTTGCAGTGTACTCACTGTTGATCTGACGCACGCCTGCGGTCGATGGAGTCTCTAATCTCTGGTATCCATATACCAGGTTACTTCCGCCTGTTGGCGAAATGGTATCATCAAATGTCAGTTTATCGAGCAAAACAGAATCTCTTCTAAATTCGTCAATAACCTGCTGATCTACTTTGTCGGCATATCCGACTTTTGCTTCTGCTAATGTTAATGGCATATCTCTCTTCTCCTTTACTTACTGTTGTATCTTTCTGTCAGAGCACCGATCAGACTGTCTGCCTGCGGTTTTGCTCCTGTTCCGCCTACTCCGCCGATTGGATCACCCGTTCCGGCTGGCTTAGGCTCCGCCTCTCCAAAAAGCATCTTGCTATCCTCTGCTTCAGAAAGTCCCTTAATAGCTGCGGCAATATCTTCTTTCTGGTTTTTAGATGCTTTTAATGTATCAACATCCAAAAGTGCCGTGATCGCCTTTGCATTTTTACCATGTGCGGCAATAATGCTTTCTTTGAGAATGTCGTTAAAATCCCTGTCTGCGATCTGCTGCTGATAATCGGCATCTTTTGACTTAATATCCTTTTCCAGATCTTCAATCTTCTGTTTCATCCCAGACACATCCGCATCCTTAAATTCTTCCAGATCCTTTTTCAAGCCTTCAATGGTTCCCACATGGGTTTTTACTTTCTCCTGCTCTGCTGCAAGATCAACTTTTACAGTGTCAAGTTCTTTCTGTACCGGATCATGTTCTTTGTGATACATGTCCAACGTACCGTCAATCTGTTCCTTTGTCAGACCTAATGTTTCCAGTTCTTCTCTTGTCATTCTCTTTTATCTCCTTTAACGATTAATTATTTCACGAGGAAGAATCATCCTCAGATAGCCAGCAAAGGCTGGATCGAACCGCCACAGGGTAAAAACAAACATACATGAAAAGAGGCAAAAACCCCTGTCGTGCACCACTGCACCTTTGCTGTAATAAAAATGAGCCAATTAATCAAATCATTTAAGATTCAACTAATTGGCTCACAGGCTCTTTTTCGGGTTCGATTGACAATATAAATTTTCTTTTACATAATTTACAATACCCGGGGAAATTCTGAATCACTGTATCTGATCTGAGATACAGCATCTTCTTTCCACACTCCGGGCAACGATACCAATAATGTCTTGTTTGCATATATTTTCCCCTTTCTAAATATAACATTTTATTATGATATAGTCAATGTTATAATGTATACTTATGTCTCTTTTTAAAGAAAAACCACTGCACTTTCACAGTGGTAATTTCTAATCAAAGTTTATTCTCATAAATCTTCTTTTTAATACCATGCTACTGTTACAGTATTTTCATATTTACCCGAACTGAAATATTCATCTATTTTCGATACTGCATGTTGCAAATACCTGTGATGTGAATCATTTTCTGGCACACTTATAATTTGGATATCACCAGTTTTTTTGTCCAAATTCAATATTCCAAACATCTTTCCATCTTCCGGATAATAGTTAAACACCATGCTATTTTCTTTTTCATCTTTTAATTTTAGTGTAAGCATAATTATTTTTCTACCTCCCTCAAGAATTCATCCAATGCCTTTTGATAATCATACTTCCTTATTGCCAGATTATGTGCATCCTCATACACTAAATTATACTTCCTCAT